GCGATAGATGTTCTAATGGCTATCTTGGTCTTGGCCAGTTCTAGTCTTAGGCGGTCTTGTTCGTCGGATAGAGCATAGACAATGGTTCTCAGGTTCCTGTGGTCATGGCGTACCTCAGCCAGTTCCTGCAAAGCGGCTCCCACCTCCCTATTACTGATGTAGTTCTCGGGCATAGTCGGCCTCTATATAGAAAGCCCCCAAAGCCGACACGGCTCTAGGGGCTTTCGTTGTTCAGTGTACAAGGAAGGACTACCCAGTTCCTTCCTCGGGATCCATTTTAACAGGAGCAGTGGGGCCAGGGAGTTCTTTTCTAACCTCATACATCACCTTCTTGAAGCCAAACTGCTGGGCATATTCCACCAGCTTCTTTTCGCCAGTGATAAACTCTATTGCGGCGCAGCCATTGTTCTGGGCCAGCATATCCAGATCCCGATAGATCGAATCAGCCCCTTCTTTGTCCTGACACCATGCAATCCAAAGGAAGAGGGTTTTCTCCCCCGAACGGCCATTGGTGTCCATACGGACAACCCCGAAGGAATCGCCGGGATCAGTGTCTGGTTTAACTAAAACCGCTGCATCACCCAATATACACGCTGCATACAGATCCTCGGGGATCCAGTCCACCCAGGGCATACCAGCATGGATACTCTCTATCCCTGGCCGGATTGCACTCCATACCAGTCGGATATCAACCGCTTCTAGCATTACATCTCCTTGTAAAATAATGAGCCACTGGCTCTAGTGTAAGGTCATAAAAGAACTCATTGACGTATCTGTCAACCCTATCCTATAATCAAGCTGGATTTGTGTACCTTGGCGTAGGAAGGACTCACCTTCTTGGCCAAAGGGGGGTTCGCAGATCCATAGGGGGCGCTCTCCGGTTGATCACCGAGATGGAGTGCCCCCTCTTCTTTGGGGAGCAGTCATCTGTCAGTAGACCTGACTTCGGCGAAAGATCTGATCCAGTCCATTCCCGATGAAGACAAACGGGACATTCTGGACATTATCGACCGCTTAGATGAACTGCGAGCGAACAAGAAGGCTCAACAGAATTTTTTAGAGTTTGTCCGGCGGGTGTGGCCAGCCTTTATTGAAGGCTCACACCATAGAATCATGGGGGAAGCGTTCGAAGATGTAGTTGGGGGTGAGTACAATCGCTTGATTGTCAACATGGCACCTCGCCACACCAAGTCTGAGTTTGCGTCCTATCTCCTTCCTGCATGGTTCTTGGGGAATAACCCTGACAAGAAGGTGATTCAGACGGCTCATACTGCGGAACTCGCCGTTGGTTTTGGCCGGAAAGTGAGAAACTTGGTGGACTCGGATGAATTCAGATCCGTATTCCCCAATGTGTCCCTCCGGTCAGACTCAAAGGCAGCCGGTCGCTGGAATACCAATCATGGGGGTGAGTATTTCGCGATTGGTGTGGGGGGTGCTGTGACAGGGAAAGGGGCCGATCTGCTCATCATCGATGACCCCCACTCAGAGCAAGAAGCTCAGATGGGTGATCCATCGGTATTTGACAGAGTCTATGAGTGGTATACCTCTGGACCCCGACAGCGTCTTCAGCCCGGGGGAAAAATCATTCAAGTGGCTACGAGATGGTCGCAACGCGACCTGACTGGGCAGCTACTGAAGAATGCAGCCGAGCGAGATGGCACCGATGAGTGGAAGGTGATTGAGTTCCCCGCCATCCTTCCTTCGGGCAATCCAGTTTGGCCAGAGTTCTGGTCTATCGATGAACTCACCAAGGTCAAAGCAGAGCTTCCTGCATCAAAGTGGTCGGCTCAGTACCAGCAAGACCCCAGTGCAGACGAAGCAGCCATCATCAAAAGAGAATGGTGGAGAGTTTGGGATTCACCGGACCCCCCGGTCTGTGAGTTCCTGATCCAATCCTGGGATACAGCGTTCCTTAAAACAGAAAGAGCGGACTATTCAGCCTGCACTACATGGGGCGTTTTCTACACAGACAGCACAGAGGATGGACGATTAAGGCCGAATATCATCCTTTTGAATGCTTTTCAGGAACGAATGGAGTTTCCTGAGCTAAAGAAGAGAGCGTATGAGGCATACACGCAGTGGAAGCCTGATGCGTGTATCGTGGAAGCCAAGGCGGCTGGATCGCCTTTGATTTTTGAGTTAAGACAGATGGGTGTGCTGGTGAGTGAGTATGTGCCATCTAGAGGAAGAGATAAGATCGCCCGTGTGAATGCGGTGTCTGATCTGTTCTCTTCAGGAGCCATCTGGGCTCCAAACAAAAGATTCGCAGAGGAAGTGATTGAACAATTCGCAGGGTTTCCAGGGGCAGCCGCACATGATGACCTTGTTGATTCTTCAACACAAGCACTTCTTCGCTTTAGACAGGGCGGTTTCCTTCCTCTCAAGAGCGACGAAGACATTGAATTTGTTCCGAAACAAGCGTACTCACCTTATTGATTGGACAGTGAATGGCCATTGAGTCAGCAATTGACGCTGTAATGAATACAGGGATGAACGGAGTTCTCCCCGAAGATATCTTGATTGAAGAGATGTCTGCCGACATGTTGTCTCCGGAGATGATTATCTCAGAGACTGATGACGGTGGGATCATGATCGACCTTGATCCTATTTCGATAGAAGAAGAGATTGAGTTCGACTCCAACCTTGCCGATTACTGCGATGAGAAGTGTTTGCAGCATCTTTCATCCGAGTTGATCGGTCTTTGCGGATCGGACAAGCAGTCCCGCAAAGACTGGGAAGAAACCTATATCAAGGGCCTTGATCAGCTTGGGATGAAGATTGAAGACAGAAGCACACCCTGGCCCGGTGCCTGCGGTGTACAGCATCCTGTTCTGGCCGAAGCGGTGGTTCGTTTCCAAGCTCAGACCATTACAGAGATTTTCCCGAATGCCGGTCCAGTGAAGACAAAGATCCTTGGCCGGATGACGGACGAAAAAGAAAAGCAGGCTTTCCGGGTCAAGGAGTACATGAACTACTTGATTACCGAAGATATGCCTGAATACCGGTCCGAAACAGAGAAAATGTTGTTTAACCTTGCTTTGGCCGGGAGTGCATTCAGGAAGGTGTACTGGGATCCAAGCATGGGAAGACCCTGTTCCATGTTCGTTCCCGCAGAAGACCTTCTAGTTTCATACGGAGCCCCCTCGTTGGAGATGGCTGAACGCATCACGCATGTGATGAAGAAGACCACCAATGAGATGAGGAAGCTTCAGGTCTCCGGGTTCTACCGTGATATCGAACTAACCGATGGCACTTCAGACCTATCCAGCATACAAGAGAAGTATGACGAGCTAACAGGCGATTCTCCGGGCTTTACGTCCGATACTCGCCACACTATCTACGAGATACACGTTGACTGGGATCTTACTGGATTTGAGGATATGAAGGACGGGGATCCTACTGGGATTGCCCTTCCATACGTTGTCAGCATCGATAAGGGAAGCGGCGAGGTCTTGGCTATCCGCCGCAACTGGATTGAGGATGATGACCTCATGCTGAGAAGAAATCATTTCGTCCATTATGAATATCTCCCCGGCATGGGTTTTTACGGCTTCGGTCTTATCCACCTTATCGGGGGTATCACCAAATCGTCAACCTCTCTTTTGCGTCAATTGGTTGATGCCGGAACACTGGCGAATCTTCCCGGAGGCTTGAAGGCCAGAGGTCTTAGGATCAAGGGCGATGACTCCCCGATCATGCCGGGTGAGTTTAGAGACGTTGATGTTCCCGGTGGGGCTATCCGAGACAACATCACATTCCTTCCGTACAAAGAACCCTCAAGTGTGCTTTTCCAGTTGTTGGGGAATATCGTTGAGGAGGGACGTAGGTTTGCATCCATTACTGACATGAAGGTGTCGGACATGAACCAACAAGCCCCTGTCGGAACGACCCTAGCGATTATTGAAAGATCGATGAAGGTCATGAATGCGATACAAGCCCGTGTTCATTACGCGATGAAAAAAGAGTTCAGGATTCTTTCGAATGTAGTCCGCGATTACCTCCCGGAAGATTATGAATGGGAAGTAGAAGGCAGTGAAGTATTTAAATCAGAAGACTTTGATGACCGTATCGACGTTATTCCGGTATCTGATCCAAATTCTTCGACAATGGCTCAGAGAATCATGCAGTATCAAGCAGCCCTTCAGTTGGCTTCTACTGCTCCTCAGTTGTATAACCTTTCTGAGCTTCATCGACAGATGCTAGATGTTCTAGGCATCGAAGATGCAGACGAGATCGTGCCGACCGATGACGATATCAAGGCACTTGATCCTGTTTCTGAAAACATGAACCTTCTAAAAACCGATCCGGTTATGGCGTATATATGGCAAGATCACCTGTCTCACATTCAAGTACACATGGATGCTGCCAAAGATCCGAAGATGATGCAGATCATTCAGGCATCTCCCAAGGCGAAACAGATCGAAGCTGCGCTTGCCGCACACGTTCTGGAACACTTGGGCTTTCAATACAGACAGGAGATCGAAAAAGAACTCGGCGTGCCTCTGCCGCCCCCGGATCAACCTCTTCCGAAGGATATCGAAGTACGGATATCGGCCCTTGTTGCCGAAGCCGGAAGTCGGTTGCTGGGTCGCGATGTTGCCGAGCAGCAACTCAAGGAACAGATGGCGAAGATGAAAGATCCGGTCATCCAGCAGCAGAACCGAGAGCTTGATATCAAGGAAACCCAGGTTGAGTCCAAGATCAAATCGGATGCAGCCCGCATTGCGGCTGATCTGAAGAAGGCCGAAGAGCGACTTGAACTTGAGAGAGATAAGATCACTTCTCATGAAATGCTAACCGGTCTTCAGGTAGGCAAAGATGTTGGTCTTGCGAATGTTGAACATTCCCGAAAAGAAAAATCCCAGGTAGCAAAAGATTTGCTTGATGGGATAAAGACTGGAATGGATGTAGTTGAGAAAATTAAAGATTTAAGGGAGGAATAGTGGGTAAAAGCTGGAGCGAGCTTTTCAAGGAAAAACTTCGCGAAAACATGAACAACAAGGCTGATGATTTGGCCACAGGTTGTGCTTCTGATTTCGCTGACTACAAATACCATGTAGGCGTAATCGAAGGTTTGGCTTTAGCCGAGAGAGAGTTTCTAGACATTATGGAGAGGATTGAGAAGGAGCTTTAAATCCTTTCGTTGTTTCACCCATATTGGGTGCAGGGGTTTCTGCCATACCCTCAAATGGCTGCAATCAGCGCAAGCTGCAAAAGGACAGAGATGACTGAAGAGTCAAAAGAATTAGAGGAGTACCATTCAGTTCTAAAAAAAGCAGGCGATAAATTGCCCAAGCCAAGTGGCTGGAAGATTCTAATCGCAGTTCCCAAAGCAAAGAAAAAAACCGAGGGTGGCATCTACAAGCCCGAGGAAACTATGCAGGTTGAAGAGATAGGGACCATCATTGGCCTTGTTCTTCAGGTAGGGGATTTAGCTTACAAAGATCAGAAGAAGTTCCCTTCCGGGCCATGGTGCCATCGCGGTGATTACATCGTGATGCGAACGTACTCTGGAACCCGCTTCATGGTAGGGGAACAGGAATTCCGTTTAATCAATGATGACACAGTTGAAGCTGTTGTTGACGATCCTAGAGGGGTTGCAAAAGTAATATGAGTAATGAACAACTTGTTTCTTCTCCGAGAGGGGATGCACGCGAGCAAGAAGTTGATTTGGGGGCGAATGAAACGGAAATTGAAATTGATGTTCTTGATGACACACCGGAAGAGGATCGCAATCGCCGATCTCCTGCTGGTTTTCCTCAGTCGGACCACGAAGAAGAACTGAAAAATGTAAGTCAGTCTGTCCAGAAGAGGATCAAGAGACTCAAGTTTGATTTCCATGAAGAACGTAGAGGGAAAGATGCTGCGGCAAGAATGCGTGATGAGGCTGTTACCTATGCCCAACGAGTGGCTCAGGAAAACAAGCAACTTCGTGACCTTCTGAATCGTGGCGAAAAGGTCTTGATCGATGAAGTCAAGACCCGTACAGAAAATGATGTTTCATCAGCAAAGGAAAGACTCAAGCGAGCCCATGAAGAAGGTGATGTTGAAGCCTTAGCGGACGCCCAGGAATTACTGGCCCGTGCTTCGTATGACGCACAAAAAGCTTCAGAATATGCACCCGTTTCAGAAGAGCCGCCTTCGGATCAAGTTCAGGCACAGCCGCAGCCGCAAGTACAGCAGCAACCGCCTGCCCCTGATCCGAAAGCAGCCCAATGGGCTCAAAGAAATCCATGGTTCCAGACCGATAAGGAAATGACGGCTTTCGCCTTTGCCGTTCATGAGGGTTTGGTGTCCAATGGTGTCAGTCCAGCGAGTAGTGATTACTACGGACGGATTGATCAAAAAATGAGGGAAAGATTTCCTGAAAAATTCGGGGAGGCAGGTGAAGCCGATTTATCGGTGGATGTACCAAGCCTTCGTCAGGATGAGACTCCCCGAAAACCTTCGACGGTAGTGGCACCTGCAAGGCGAACAACGGGTGCGAAATCGCGCAAAATCAAAATGACGAAGACTCAGGTGGCACTCGCAAAGCGCCTGGGTATCAGTCCTGAGCAGTACGCCAAACAAGTTTTGGAACTGGAGAAAGCAAATGGTTGAAGAAACTACGCTTAATGAGGAACAGGATCCTCGCGCAAAACGAGAGCATGAATCCAGAGAGGTTGATGCTCGCCCTGATACATACGCTCCTCCCAGTGTTCTTCCGACACCGGATCCCCAGGATGGTTGGGTTTTCCGATGGGTTCGCACCGCCATGCGCGGTGAGGCGGATAACACGAATGTTTCTCGGAAATACCGAGAGGGATGGGAACCTGTTCGTTTGGAGGATTACCCCGAGCTTCGCATGATTCCGGATATTGATACCCGGTTTGACGGTGCGGCTGTAGTGGGTGGTTTGATGCTTTGTAAGAATTCAATTGAAAAAATGAATCAGAAGAGAGCTTACCTCCAGAAAATGAACAAAGACCAGATGGATGCGGTGGATCAGAGTTTTATGCGTGAACAAGATGCGAGAATGCCTTTGCTCCCTCCGGAGCGAAAGACTCGCATCACGTTTGGCGACGGCTCTTAGGAGAAGTACTCCTAATCAGGCCGTTGCCTGATGTTAAGGAGAAGTAATTATGGCTTATGGACTTAGGCCCGTAACTCATGGTGGATATAATTATAATAGTGGGGGATTCGAAGAGTTCCCTATGGACGGTTCCTACGGTACCAGAATCAGTAATGGCGACATGGTGACGCTTATTGCTGATCATGGTGTAACAAGGTTGGGTACCGCTCCCACTCCGGGCTTGCTTGCTACTAGCTCTACGGTACCGGCTAATCAAGCCTTGGGTATTTTTGTGGGTTGCCGATATACAACTGCCGATGGCGATTTCAAGTGGGCTCAGTACTACCCTGCGGATGCTACGGTAACGGATGCGTTTGCGTTCGTTGTCACAGATGCCAATGCGGTTTTCAAGATCCAGGGAACTGGGGCTTGGGAAGAGACTTATCTTGGTATTGTTATCGACCCGACTATGACTGCTGGAACTACAATTACCGGAAATTCCGGTCTTGTTCTTCCTGACTACAGTTCAGATGCGGCGGGTTGCCTTCGCATCGTGGGTGTGGTTCGTGATGGTGCGAATGAGTCGTCAACAACCCCGGATCTTTTGGTTCGATGGTCTAACCCGGATTGTCTGTGGTACGGCTATCAGACTGCTTTGGCATAAGGAAAGGATTAATTAATCATGGCTATTTCACGCGCACAAATGATGAAAGAACTCCTTCCTGGGCTAAATGCACTGTTTGGGTTGGAGTACGATACTTACGAAAACGAGCATGAAGACATTTACGATATGGAGTCTTCGGATCGGGCCTTTGAAGAGGAAGTTCAGCTTTCTGGGTTCGGTGCTGCTCCGGTGAAGTCGGAAGGTTCCGCTATCTC